TCAACCGAGTGACGGACAGGTAGCAACCCCTGGTGCATTTGCCGGAACACGTCGCCGCGACTTCACGAATAACCAAAAAGCGACAGCGGACGTTCTTCAGTCCATGATCGACGGAGGGTCTGAGGTTGTCGCCAAGGCTTCGCTAACGCGACTCGGTTGGAGTGACGCACAGGCACAAGCATTGATCGACGACGCTCGTGATGGGGCGATCAATTCTGCCATTCTTGATCCATCTCAGACGGCACCGATAGAAGAGGAAGTGACATGACGACACCGAGTCGATTTTCGATTCTGGCTTACACGGGCGGCAAACTCCGCGTTACTGGCTTCGATTTGCCAGTGGTGGTTGATCTAGCCGGTCTAACGGCAGAAGGTGAGATTCCAATCACCATCAAGCACGACACGGGTGATGCCACAATTCTTGGACAGACTGATCCAGAGCAGATCGTCAACGACGGCCGCTCACTGATGCTGGCTGGTGCTGTTACGGCGGATCCAGAACTATCTCCGTCAGTGAAGCGAGTCATTGCCATGCACGACAAGGGGCACAAGTGGCAGGCAAGCATTGGCGCACAAATTGAAGAATCGACTGACATTGCGGCCGGGCAAACAGTCAACGTGAACGGCCAGAACATTGAGGGGCCGTTCACATTAGCGACGGCGTCTGTGCTTCGTGAAACAGCTGTTCTTGGAATGGGTGCTGATCGAAAAACGACAGTCACTTTGTCTGCAGAGGCAACCCTGAATCTAACCGCCGAAGCGGATGACGTCGCAGATACTGATGAAGCGTTTTCCGTGTGGGCAAAAGACCATCTCGGATTGAAACAGGATCCGGGAACACTCGGAGAAGCTGGGCTTGTGGCGTTGAAATCGCTGTACGCACAAAGCCTTCGCGAGATGGCAGATCAAATTGAACTGGGTGGCAGCGATGCCGCTGAAGCTATGACCGACGAAACAGAACAGCCCATTGTTGAGGCTGGCGAAACCCCGATTCCAGATCAATCAAATGATCCAGAAAAGAAAGAACCAACGATGAGTGCTGAAGCAGATATCGAACTGAAGGCAGAAACCGACGCTGGTATCATCGCCAGCCGCAAAGCCAGGGCAGCTGAGATTCGTCGCCAAGCGGCAATCGAAGCAAAGTGTGGCGGCGACAAGATGCTCCTGGCAAAAGCTATTGACGGCGGCTGGAGCGAAGAAAAGGCAGAACTGGAATTCCTTCGACGCCGAAACGCAAAGGCACCTGCTGGACACGTTGTCTCCGAGTCTCGGGCCGACACGCTGCAAGCGTTACAGGGGGGAATGCTGCTGCGGGCTGGCGTCCGCCTGGACAATCCGGCATTTGCGACCGAAAAAGGCTATGCACTCAAATTGCCAGCATGGTTGCGAGCGGGTGTTAACACCGACCAGCGACAGAAGGCAATGGAAGCTGGCTGGAAGTATCGCGATATGAGCATGGTCGACCTGTGCAGGGCAGCCTGTGCAATCGATGGCAACAACAGCCAGTTTCTGGACGGGTCGAACAGCGGGTTCATTCGTGCTGCCGTGAGCGGTGCAAGCTTGGCAAACGTCTTTACGACGAACATGAACGCACTGTTGATCCAGAAGCTAGAAGAGTCTGGGGATTCAACAGGCGGTTGGACTCGGGAAGCGGACGCTGCCAACTTCCAGACAATGGACCGCATCCGACTGGTGAAGGGCGGAAACCTGACGAAGCACAAGCGAGGCGGAACTGCGGATCATGCGACTCGCTCCGATCAGGTCGAGTCCTACAAGATTGCGAGATACTCGCAGCAGTTCGCAATCGACGAGCAGGACATTATTGACGATCATTTCCAGGCATTGAAAGATATGCCTGACGAAATGGCAATGGCGTGTGGACGATTGCGACCGGACTTGTGTTATTCGATTTTGCTGGCGAACGGCAATCTCGGGGCCACTGGTGCAGCATTGTTTTCTGCCTCACAGCCAGCTGGTATTGACGGCGGTTCTGCACAGTCGAATCTCGTGTCAAGCAGCGGTGCTCTGGCACAGGCGACACTTCAGGCGGCTATGGCTGCAATGTTCAACTTCCGCGAGAACGGGGTTGGCTTGAACACGTACCCAACACACATCCTTGTTCCGATGGTGCTCGCGGGAACAGCATACAACTTGCTGCAAGGGCAAAACATTGCGGCGGGTGCTGGGACAACCAACTCGGGTGACATTAACCCACTGGCAGCGATTCAGGCGAAGTACGGCAGGATCGAAGTCGTAACGGATCAGCGATTAACAAACGGTGTCGTTGATCCTAACACCGGCACCGCTTACAGCGGGTCCTCAACAACCTGGCGATTGATCAGCAACCGAGTTCCTACGATCGAAGTTGCTTACCTTCGAGGCTCAGGCCGCGCACCACAGGTCCGCCAGTACATGCTTGACCGCGGGCAGTGGGGCATCGGCTGGGACGTCAATCTTGACATCGGGGCAAAGGCCATTGAATGGCGTGGCATGTTTGAATCTCGCGCCTAATTGAGGAGGGCACATGGAATATCAATTCTTGAGAGACGTTACGGTCAATGGTGTCGCCTTCAAAGGTGGCGACACCATTACCGAAGCGGATATTCCAGTGGGCTCGTTTGAAAGCCTACTGGCAACATGGCTCGCTCCGCTTCCGGCAGCCGTGATTGAGACAACTGAAAATGAGGCTGCAGAATTAACCGCTGTCGTCGACAGTGAAACGACTCAAACAGAATCACAAATCCCGATTCGAAAGGGCAAGAAATGACACAGGCAATTTTCCGAAAACTCGACTGGCTTGTCGATTACTACAACTCAGGCTCCGCGTTGCCGTGCGGTGCTGTTGTCATCACAGCAGACGGGCGAATCGGTGTAGTTAATGGACTTCGAGGAATTGCAGCAAACGAGTGGGGAACACTGGCAGTTGCTGGGCATTTCGATTTCTGCAAAGTAACCGGCGCACTCTCTGTTGGTGATCGTGTCTACTGGAATCCTACCGGAGATCCGGTTGTCGGAACGGCTGGGACAGGGGCCGCAACAGGGACAGTTGCAAATGGGTTGAAGCTTGCTGGTATCGTCGAATACGCCGCCGCGAGCGGAGACGCGACAGTGCGCATTCTACTGAATGAAGCAAATAGTTTTCGAGGCCCGAATCGACCTCCAGTCCTCGCTGTCACTGCTGCGGGTTCGACAATCGCCGATGCCGCTCAGTTGATTGAAGGGCGGAATATTGTCACCGGTGCCGATGGTACAAAGGGTGTAATTCTCCCTGTTGCTGTCGCCGGAATGACAGTTGAGGTTAAGGGCGTAACGGCAGGCGTTCTGAAGATTTATCCGGTTTCCGGATCGACCATCAACGCATTGTCAGCGTCGGCCGCCATTAGCTTGGCATCAGGAGCCGTGCCAGTAATTCTAAGAGCAAGTTCCGCCACGCAGTGGTACACGATTCCTCTTCTGCCGAGCT